GTTTAGGAGGCAGCACGAGATGGTAATGGTGGCACATAAACAAGGGAAAAAATTGTCATGGACAAATGACGATTTAGCTATTGCTAACATAATTAGCATTATGCCACCACGTGAACGCTTGCACCCAAATGAAAAACCAGTTGAGCTTGTTAACAAGTTTGTTAGCCTGACAACTAATGCAGGAGATATTGTTTTTGACCCCTTCATGGGCAGCGGAACAACAGGCGTTGCCGCCGTTCAAATGGGCCGCAAGTTTATCGGCATCGAGCTTGACCCTGACTACTTTAAAATCGCTTGCAAGCGTATCGAGGACGCACAACGGCAAAAGGATTTGTTTATATGAAATACCGCTGGACACCATCTCGCATCGAGCGCCTGCGCCAGATGGCTAAGACTGGCCGCACCAGTTACGAAATCAGCCGGGCGCTAGGCTGCTGCCGTAACTCGGTGTGCAGCCGGTGTCACCGGATGGGCATACGGCTTAGGGGCAGGCCATTCGGGCCGGTCAATCGCGGCGGGGCGTATCGGTGGGGCAGCTTGAAGTTCAGGAGGGTGCGTGAAAGTCAAACCGTGGGGCAAGCCTAGACCCAAGCTACGCAGGGAGCGGACAGAGCAGGACTTGCAGATACTGCTGGTAAGGTCGCGCCTAGAGCCGCTAGTCAAGCGCGGCATCCTGCTGGACTATTGGTCAACGCCGAACGAGCTGGTAGGCATGATTTACCGGGAGCGCCCTTGGCTGGCCCGCGATGCCAGTAAGATGGGGTTGCAGAAGGGTGTGCCTGACCTGACCCTGCGGGCAATAGTGGACGGGGTTGGCCGGATATGCTGGATGGAGCTGAAAAGCGACACCGGCAGCCTGACCGAACCGCAAAAGGATTTCAGGTCGCGCACTCTGGCGGCTGGCTGGCCTAGCTACGTGGTAAGGACAGTGGATGAGTTCGACGCGGCGCTAAAAGACTGGCTGTGCTAGCTTCGCCGCTGTAGGGTGCCTTAGAATGAGTTTTAGAGCGATAACCAAAAGTGACCATGTTACGGACTGTTGATAGCCAGCCCCGATTGTGCAGCAGAAAGTAGCGCAAAGGTTAACAAACAACGCAATAAAATTACACGCTTTTAGGCTTGCACACTAGGGGATAATGCCATATATATAGTTCATCAACAGGGTCAATGACCCGCCTAACTAGGAGATGAAAAAAATGCGTTACATTAGCACCACCGAAGCCGCCAAGATGCTGCGTGCCGAACTGAAAGCCACTTTCCCCGGCATTAAGTTTAGCGTGCGTCAGCATCACGGCAGCTTGAATGTGAGCTACACCGACGGCCCGGCCAAAGCCGAGGTTGAGAAAGTAACCAACGGTTATTCCGGCGAGGGTTTCGACGGGATGATTGATATGCGCTACAGTTACAAAGCGTGGTTACTGCCAAGCGGCCGGATAGTTGACGCTGGCACCAGCGGCACAGAGGGAAGCCGTGGCAGCGTGCCGGCTTACGAGATACCCTGCCCGTGCGAGGGTGCGGAACTGGTCAGCCTTCTAACCGATTTTGTTTTCGTCGAGCGTCGTTACAGCGAGGGGCTTTACGAAGCCGAAAAAGCCAAGATTGCCCGCGAATACGGCGTGGATACTGACCCGGCCAAGATGGAGCATTATAACCGGAGCTTTGGTTATTGCTGGCTGGAAAGTCAGGCCCGGCGCAACCTGACAGAAAGGGGGCTTTAATCATGACCACCAGCAAAAACATGAACGTCCGCGCACTGAGCAGCATGGCAGTAGTTGAGGCGTTTTACAAAGACGTTGCACAGGCCGCTGCCGACCAGCCCTACAGCCGCGCATGACCCACTGGACACCAGCACAGGTAAAGGAGGCCCGGCACGCGCTGGGCCTTTCCTGCGAGAAGCTGGCCGCAGCCCTACGCATGGGCATTCACGGCGGCAGGCAAGTCAGGCGATGGGAAAGTGGCGAGTGCCAGATATCAGGCCCGGCCACTGTGGCGATTGAATACCTGTTGCTTGACCGATATCGCTCACTTGCCAGATACCGGCAACAGTGCTAAAAAGTAACTAGCTCAAACCTTTAACGAAACAAAGTATTAACCAATGGCAGGCAGCCGCAAGGGAATACCGAATAGAGCATCAGCAAAGTCACGAGAGGCTTTTGCCATGCTGGTGGACAACACCGCACCGCAGCTAGAGCAATGGCTGCGTGAGGTTTATGAGCAAGAAGGCCCGAATGAGGCGCTAAAGCGTGTGCTGGACATGGCCGAGTATGTCATCCCTAAACTTGCCAGAGTTGAGCATGAGGGCGAGGTCAAAGTTAACTATGAAAACTTGCTAGACAGGCTCACCAGTGGACACAGCCCAGCTACAGACAGCGCAGAAGTTAGTCACTGACTTAGGCTACTACGCTGCCAACAACCTTTACATCACGCCTAAAACTGGCGGCTTGCCTATCCCGTTCAAGTTTAACCGGGCGCAAGAGTATCTACACAGCAGGCTAGAGGCGCAGTTGCGCAAGACCGGCAAGGTTCGGGCGCTAGTGCTAAAGGGCAGGCAGCAAGGCATATCAACCTACATCGGCGCGAGGTTCTACCACAAGACCGTGACGCGCAAGGGAACACTGACGTTCATCTTTGCTCATGATGCCAGTGCATCCAGCAGCCTATTTGACATGGTGCAGGCTTACTACGATTTGAGCGACCAGAGCTTTAGGCCGCAGCTTGGCAGCCGTAACGCCAGAGAGTTGTTGTTTCCGTCCATGCGTAGCGGTTACAAGGTCGGCACCGCTGGCAGTAGTGGCCTAGGCCGTGGCAAGACCATGCAACAGGTGCATTGGTCAGAGGTGGCTTACTCGCCTGATTGTGAGGAACACGCGGCGGGTTTGCTGCAAGCTGTGCCTGATGCGCCTAACACTGAGGTGATACTGGAAAGCACCGCCAAGGGTGAGGGCGACTACTTCCACCGCGCTTGCATGACCGCAGCGGCAGGCCAGAGTGACTACCAGCTAGTGTTTATCCCTTGGTATTGGCAGGCTGAATACACCCGCGCCATTGAGGGCGACTTTGCGCCAGAGGATGACGAGCAGCTCTACCTTGACCTGTTCGCCGAGAATGGGCTGACCAACGAGCATCTTAACTGGCGGCGGTTTAAAATCCGTGAGTTTGCTGGTGATGTTAACAGGTTCAAGCATGAATACCCATTCACTCCAGAGGAAGCGTTTGAAGCCAGCGACGCGGATAGCTACATCAAGGCTCACTTGGTCAGGGCAGCGCGTAACACGCCATCAATCACTAGCAGCGCACCGTTTGTCATGGGCGTTGACCCGGCAGCCTTTGGCGGGGATAAGTTCGTAGTGTGTGTGCGTAAAGGCCGCAATCTGGTGGCGGTTAAGACATACCCGCAGGGCTACCCGCATGAGCAGGCGCAGCGACTGGCGCAGGACATTCGGCAATATACCCCGCAATGCGTTAACATCGATGCTGGCGGCTTGGGCATTGGCGTGATTGGATGCCTGCGTGACCTTGGCTATCAGCACATCGTCCGCAAGGTGGACTTTGGCGGCAAGGCTGTTGATGCCGATAAATACTTTAACCGCACTGGTGAGCTATTCGGTCGAGCGCGTGGCTGGCTAGAGGATGTTCCGGTTTCGTTTAGCTGCGACGAAGCCAGCGCAGCCGCTATTCAGGCCGAGTTATCAGGCCGCAAGCATACATGGCACCATAACAGCCAGCTACGCATGGAAGGCAAGGCCGACTTCAAGAAGCGACTAGGCTACAGCCCGGATAAGTCTGACGCTTTCCTGCTGACCTTTGCCGAGCTATTGCCAGAAACTGCCGAGCTCGCCCGCAACCGGCAACAGGTGTTGTTGGCTAAGACAGATTGGAGCCCGTTTGCATGAGCCTGTTTAGCGAAGCTGTAACGTGGGCGGTGGTGTTTACGCCTAACTGTAAACGGGAGCCGCACTGGTCGCGCTGGTTCATTGGCCGTGAGTTTGCCCACTGCTACCTGATACGCGAGAATGGCAGCGGTGCGTTGATTGTTGACCCGCTGCGCTGGGGTATTGCCATTCAGCCTGTTGAGCAGCCGTTTAACGACGTGGTGCTGGCCCATGCCAAGGATGCTACCGCCTGCGTGATGTATGTGGCTGACTACAGGTTTAACACCTACAGCATTGGTCGGCTGTTCTATAACTGCGTGGCGGCTACCAAGGCAGTGCTTGGCCTGCGCCGTGGGCGGCTTGTGCAAAGCCCCAAAGCGTTGTATAAATACTTGCTAAAACAACACGGCACCAACGTGGTTAAGCCGTGGTCGCCGTGGATAGGGGGCTAACATGGGTTCACTGTTTTCAAAGCCAAAGATGCCTGACACCAGCGCACAGGAAAAGCGCATGGCCGAGCAGGATTTGCGCCTGAAAGAGCAAGAGGACGAGCAGAAGCGCCGCGAGGCTTCCATGCAGACAGCGCGTGGGCGTAACTCTCGCCGGTCAATCCTGCTATCTGGCCCGGAAACTGGCCTGCGCGAAAGCCTTGGCTAATGCAGCTACAGCCGGACAAGCTCCTAGAGCGTGCCAACAAGGCGTTTGCAGAGCGCGACGCTTCCCGCCAACTGTTCGAGGATGTGGACGAGTTCGTTAACCCGTTCCGCAATACTTGGTCGGCCAATAACCAGCAGACCCACAACAAGCCCAGCCGTCAGTTTGACAGCACCGCCATGCACTCGGCGGCTAACTTTGTTAACACGGTTCAAAGCAACTTCTTTCCGGTGTTTACCCGCTGGGCAGAGTTCCGCGCTGGGCCTGCTTACCCGGAGAAAGAGCGCAAGCGGATTAACAAGGACTTGGAAAAGCTGACCGAGGTAGTGTTTAGCTACATTGATGCAAGCAACTTCAACACCGCTATCAGCGAGATGATTTACGACTGGGGAAAAGGCACCGGCTCCCTGTGGTTGCATGAGGGTGACGAGCAGCAGCCGCTTAACTTCGTGGCCGCTCCGATGTCGCAGATTGGCATTGACGAGGGCAGGCATGGCACGGTGTCGGGCAAGTTCCGCAAGCACAACATCAAGGGCCGCAACGTGCTGGCAACGTGGCGCGGCGATAAGATTACCCTGAGTTCCGATTTGCAGTCAGTCATTAACGACAAGCCGGATGATGACCTGTGCTTTATCGAGTGCCTTTACTACGATGAGGCTGAGTTTGTCTGGCGCTATGAGGTTATTGCCGAGCGCATGAAAGAGCGTATCCTTAGCCGCGCCTACCCGGAGGAGCCTTGCTTTACCCCGCGCTGGCTCAAGATACCCGGCTTTGCCTATGGCATTGGCCCGTTTGTGATGGCGCTGGCTGACATCAAGACGCTTAACAAGGTTAAGGAATACATGCTGCGGAGTGCGGCGCTTAACGTGTTTGGCGTTTACACGGTGAGCAGCAGCGGCACGTTTAACCCGTCAGGCGTATCACTTGCGCCGGGTGCGTTTATCCCGGTTGAGCGTAACGGTGGGCCGAATGGGCCGAGCATTGCCCCGCTGCCGCGTAATGGCGACTTTCAGATGCAAGAGTTCCTAGTGCGTGACTTGCAGGACAGCATCCGCAAGACCTTGCTTGACACTCGCCTGCCGGAGGAAACACCGCAGCCTAAGACCGCGTATGAGATAGCCGAGCGTATCCGTGACTTTCAGCAGGACATTGGCAGCGCGTTTGGCCGTGGTATGCACGAGTTTGTGCAGCCGCTATTCCGGCGCATTGTTGGCATATTGCAGCGCAAAGGACTGATTGCCCTGCCGGAGGGCTTCCAGATTGATAACTTCTTTGTTGAGGTTGCTGTGGTTAGCCCGATTGCCAAGGCACAGGGTGTGCGTGACGTGCAGACCTTCATGCAGAATTATCAAATGGTGGCGCAAATCAGCCCCGAGCTTGCCCTGACCGCGTATGAGATTGAGCAACTGCCGGCATGGCTGGCTGATAAGACCGGCTCCCCTGCCTCGCTGTTACGCTCGGATGCAGAGGCGCAGCAGCTACAGCAGATGGCCGCGCAGACCTTGGCAAACATGATGGCAGCACAACAGCAGCAACAGGGAGCGCCAGTTGCCTAACAATCCACTCGGCTGGGCCGCACTAGAGCCTAGCCAGAATGTAAACGCAGACCAGTTTGGCGAGTTAATGCGCCAGCAGTTTGACCTTAACGCCAAGATACACGCAGCGTTCAAGAGCAAGGGCGGCAAAGAGGTTATCAAGTGGCTGCGGGAGGCCACTATTGAGAGCGCCGCATGGATGCCTAGCGTTGCGCTGCAACACGGAATAGAGGCTGCCAATGCCCATGCGTATGCCCGTGAGGGGCAAAATGCGCTTGTGCGTGACATTGAGCGCCGCATCGAGCTTGCCGACAAGTGCAAGACACCGGACGACCTCGCCCGGTTTGTAAAACCAGCAACGG